TATATGCCCGCGTTTAAGTCTCGCAGATGGGACGGTAAAATCAAACTCTTTAACCAAATTACTCGTGAACTGAATGTCGGTCTGTATGCACATCTAAAGAAGTTCTGTGCTGATAGAATGTATCCCATAGAGTTGATCGACAACCCTGAGTACGGTCACCCTGAGAATAAGAACCAAGTACCACACCAAGAGTTAATCAAATTTCAGGGTGAACTTGGTATGCCCTTTCCGTTACGTGACTACCAGTATGATGCGGTGACCCACGGTATCGAACAGAAACGTGCCATACTATTATCCCCTACTGGTAGTGGTAAGTCTTTCATTATCTACAACCTAATGCGATGGTTCATGGATGCCTACGATGGTCAGAAGATTCTGGTTGTCGTTCCCACAACATCTCTGGTTGAACAGATGCACAAAGATTTTGCGGACTACGGATTCGACCCTGAGTTATGTCACAAGATATATGGTGGCAAAGAGAAGGTGACCGACAAACAAATCTTAATCTCCACGTGGCAATCAATCTACAAGTTCCCTGCGGAATGGTTCGAACAGTTTGGTTGTGTCTTTGGTGATGAGGTTCATCTATTCAAGGCGAAGTCCCTGTCCGGTATAATGAACAAGTGTATCAACGCACCATACCGATTTGGTACTACTGGTACGTTAGATGGTACAGAGACAAATAAACTGGTACTCGAAGGTCTGTTTGGGCCCACCAAGACAGTGACCTTGACTCGTGACCTACAGGTACAAGGTACTCTTGCACAGATTAATATCTCTATACTATTACTCCGTTACCACAACGATGTCTGTCACATGATGCAGGGTAAGACCTATCAGGAAGAGATGGACTATATCGTAACCAACGAGAAACGCAACAAGTTAATAACCAACCTTGCGTTAGATCAGAAGGGCAATACTCTGGTGTTGTTTCAATTCGTAGAGAAACATGGTAAGGTTCTCTTTGACATGATGAGAGACAAAGCAGAAGACGGTCGAAAGATATTCTATGTGTCTGGTGAGGTAGATGCCGCAGACCGTGAACAGATTCGTGGTATAGTAGAAGGTCAAAAAGATGCAATTATTGTCGCCTCTCTCGGAACGTTCTCTACAGGTATCAATATTAAGAATCTACACAATATAGTATTCGCATCCCCTAGTAAGAGTCAGGTTAAGGTACTACAGTCGATAGGGCGTGGTCTGAGACAGTCTGAGAACGGTGTGGCTACCAAACTATACGATATAGCAGATGATATGCATATCCAATCACACAAGAACTTTACACTCCGACATAGTGCAGAAAGAATTAAGATATATACTAAAGAACAATTCCCTTATAACATATATCAATTGGATTTAAAATGACAGAATCTACAGTAGAGATGGAAGTAAAACAGTTTAAGTTATCGTCCGGTGAAGAGATTCTTGCGGAGGTAGTACAGTGGCAAGATGATGATGACATTGAAGTCTTAATCAGAAAAGCGATGCGACTTGTTATGATGGAGAATGAAGAAGGGTTTAAATACTATGCATTCCGACCTTGGATGGTGTATCAGGAAAGTAATGATGATTTGATAATCCTTCTAGCTACACATATTGTCGGGATAGGATTCCCTACAGATAGTCTACTAGTACAGTGGGATGAGGCAGTGGCTGATATGAAAGACATGCACACTGCACGTGAACAAGAATATGCTGAGAAACATGGTGACCCTGAGAACGGTCTATCCGCAACTGAAAAGATGGAATCACGTGCGGTAACCGCTAGTGATAAGATTGATGATTATATAGAGAGGATGAATAGTGATTCTGCTTCTAATAATGTTATCCAGTTTAACTCTAAAAAATTACATTAATGGAAAAGATTGGTGATGAGTATGTCTTTGTCAAGATGATTGATGACGAAGACATGAACACTAGGATAGTCAATAGAGTTTGTGATATTGGTGATGAGACTAGTCGTATGACTAATGTTAAGGCAGACTGTACGTTAGGTCAATTACATTGGGAGTACCCTGAGTTTACAAAACTAGCAGAGATTATCGAAGAGTTCTGTATAGAGTCTTCCTTAGAGATGAACATGGATAACAAGAACCATAGACATCGGGTGGGTATGCCTCTCTGGAATAACTTATATATACAATCACAGAAAGTAATTTCTATGTGGGGTACAAGATCAATAAGTGAAGAGGTTACTACACCTCACGACCATTGGCCTTGTACATGGGCATTCTGTTATTATATTGATCCACCTGAAGGGTGTTCAAATCTAGTCTTCCCAACACTAGGAAAAGAAATTCAAATTGAGAATGGTAAATTGGTTATCTTCCGAGGACATCTTATACATGAAGCGATATCCAAAGAGTTTGATGGTGACCGTTTTTGTATTGCAGGAACTGTAGTATTCAACCCTCCGCAGCAGTAAAGCTTATTATACAGTGAGTAACAACTTTTGTCAACCCTAAAAGTAAAAAATAAAATCGGATTCACCTGTAGCGCATTCGACCTGTTTCATGCGGGTCATGTTGCTATGCTTAAAGAAGCACGGTCTGTGTGTGACTACCTTATAGTAGGACTACAGACTGACCCCACCATAGATCGTCCTGACAAGAACAAACCCCTACAATCAATCGCTGAAAGATATTTGCAGGTTCAAGGGTGTAAGTATGTTGACGAGATAATCCCTTACGAGTCAGAAGAGGACTTGTTACGACTGATGCAGTTGGTTCAGTTTGATGTACGTATCATCGGTGAAGAGTACAGAGAAAAAGATTTCACTGGAAAGGATTATCAGCTTGACAATTACGTTGAAGTGTATTATAATAGTAGACATCACAATCTATCAAGTACTAATTTGAGACATAAAATCGGAATTAAAAATGACAACAACAATTACCCCAACCGTAAAGAAAGTTAAACCAAAAGACAAACCGCATTACGTAAACAATGCGATGTTCTCACAAGCAGTCGTGGATTATGTAACGACACTGAACGAGGCACGTGAGTCCTGTATTGAACAACCTAAAGTAACTGACTACATTGCTCAGTGTTTTCTCAAGATATGTGAAGGGTTGTCTCACAAGTCTAACTTTGTCCGTTACACCTATCGTGAAGAAATGGTGATGGATGCGGTAGAGAACTGTCTCAAAGCAATCGAGAACTACAACCTAGAAGCAGCGACCCGCACTGGTAAACCTAATGCGTTTGCATACTTCACCCAGATATCGTGGTTCGCATTCCTACGTAGGATTGAGAAAGAGAAGAAACAACAAGACATCAAGATGCGTTATATGGAACAGGCTGGTGTTGATATGTTTCTTGATAACGAACTCGGTGATGAACGATCTGGTCAGTATGCGTCTGCGTTTGTTGACTCACTCCGTATACGTATCGATGATGTTAAGGATAGGGATACCGAGTGGAAAGAGATTGTTAAGAAGGAACGTAAGAGACGTACCGTTAAGGCAGACTCAGACTTAACAAATTTTATAGTTGACTAATCATGTTTTCTGTGTTATACTATACACTAATAAATGAATAAAGGTTTTATATGAAGGTCGCCATTCTAAACGACACACACGCAGGGTGTCGCAATTCCTCTGACATTTTTATGGCATATCAGGAACGCTTCTATAGTGAAGTGTTCTTTCCATATCTGTTAGAGAATAATATTAAACATATCTTACACTTGGGTGATTACTACGATAACCGTAAGACAATCAACTTCAAGGCACTGCAACACAACCGTAAGATATTTCTAGAACCTATGCGTAAGCATGGTATTACTATGGATATAATTCCTGGCAATCATGACGTGTACTACAAGAACACCAATGAGTTGAACGCACTGAAGGAACTACAAGGTCACTACATGAATGAAGTGAACCTCGTAATGGAACCATGCGTCATTAACTACGGTGGAACTGATATGGCATTGATTCCTTGGATTAACCCTGAGAACGAAAAATCAACACTTGAGTTTCTAAAGAACACCAAAGCAACACTTGTGGGCGCCCACTTGGAACTGGCAGGTTTTGAGATGTCACGTGGTCAGGTATGTATGGACGGTATGGACAAGAGTGTGTTCGATAGATTCGAGACTGTTCTGACTGGCCACTTCCATGCCAAGTCTAGTATGGGTAACATCCATTACCTTGGTGCTCAGATGGAGTTCTTCTGGAACGACTGTGGTGACCCTAAACACTTCCATGTGCTTGATATGGAAACGAGAGAACTAACACCTGTTCGTAATCCGATTACTATCTTTGAGAAGATTTACTACGATCACGAGAACATGGCAAAGTTCCAAGACCTCTCTTATCTTGACAATAAGTTTGTGAAGGTTATCGTTACTAACAAGGGTGACGCATACGATTTCGAACGATTCATTGATCGGGTACAATCACAGAAGATTCATGAACTGAAGATTGCTGAAGACTTCAAAGAATTCACTGGTGAGAACGTTGCGGACACGGTGTCGGTCGAAGATACCGAACAGTTGGTAATCAACTACATTGACGCTGTTACTACTGACCTAGATAAGTCACGTATTAAACGAGAGGTGTCTAGTCTAATGACTGAAGCACAGAGTATGGAAATTGTATGAGTACTAAGAACGACATTACTGGAGATAGCATCCAGTCTAAAGTCCTTTCCGAGAAGGGTAGAGACAACTGGGATGCCATCTTTGGTAAGAAGGAAGAAGAAAAGAAGTCCTCGACATGGGAACACTATTGTATGGCTGAAGCAACCCTATTGGGTGTCGAGGCGGGTCAAGAGTGTAACTGGTGTGGACTTAGTGAATATGATTTTGATGAAGAGCTTGACTAAAATTAATAACTGTGGTATAATTACATCATGATAAAATTTCAGAAACTACGATTCAAAAACTTCCTGTCTACCGGCAACAACTTCACCGAGGTTGAGTTCGACAAGACCCCTACCACTCTGGTTATAGGACAGAACGGTGCGGGTAAGTCTACTATGTTGGATGCCCTGTCGTTTGGTCTGTTCGGTAAACCACACCGGAAGATATCCAAGGGTCAGTTGGTTAACACCATTAATGGTAAGGGTACTCTTGTAGAGGTAGAGTTCGGTATCGGTACACAGGCATATAAGATTGTGCGTGGTATCAAACCTAATCGATTCGAGATATGGGTTAACGATAACATGGTTAATCAAGATTCTCATGCCAAAGAGTATCAATCGATGCTTGAGAAGAACATCATCAAGTTGAACCACAAGTCTTTTCACCAGATTGTTGTACTGGGATCGTCATCCTTTGTACCGTTCATGCAGTTGGCTGGTGGTTCTAGACGTGAGGTAATCGAAGACCTACTCGACATCAATATGTTCAGTAAGATGAACTCTCTGTTAAAAGAGAAGGTGTCTATACTCAAAGACCAGATAGCAAACAACTCCCATCAACTAAATCTTGTTGATACCAAAATCAATGCACAGAAGAAGTATCTCCGTGACCTGAGTGCGATATCCTCGCAACAGAAGAAAGAGAAACTTGACAACATCAAACACTTACAGGAAAACATCCGCAAACTCAATAACTCTAATGAGTCACTTACCAATGCAATAACGACATACGAAGTTCTCGGTGACCAAGTTGATAAGAATACTGAGGAGTTGAATAAACTTAATGAGTTTGCCGCACAGTTTAAGGTACAACAGAAGCAAATCGTCAAGCAGGCAAAGTTCTACGAGAATACTGACTTGTGTCCTACGTGTGACCAAACGATTGACAAGAAGTTAAAAGAGTATCATCTCAATACGTGTAAGACCAAGGCGGGTACTATCGCATCTGCGTTGGAGATGCATTCTCTCCGTAAGGAACAACTTGACGCAAAGACCGCTGAGTTGAATCTCAAGTTGTCAGAGATTCGTGAATGGCAGTCTACTATTCGTGCAAACGCTCAGGAGATTGGCACACTCAACCGTAACATTGACGGACTCAATAGTGACATCACTCGTATTGATAATGAGAGTGGTGACCTGTCTGAAGCGAACTCTGAGTTAGAGACTCTACGTACCGACAAAGAAGAACTCCAAGACTCCAAGTATAAGCTGAACGAACAGGGTTCATACAACCAAGTCTATAGTGAGTTGTTAAAAGATACTGGTATCAAGACTAAGATTATTAAACAGTACCTCCCAGTCATCAACCAGTTGACTAACAAGTACTTACAGATTCTAGACTTCTTTGTACACTTTGACTTAGACGAGAGTTTCCAAGAGACTATCCGTTCACGTCATCGTGATGCCTTCTCTTACGATTCATTCAGTGAAGGTGAGAAGCAACGTATAGATTTGTCCCTACTATTCACGTGGAGACAGATTGCGAAGATGAAGAACAGTGTTGCGACCAATCTACTAATCCTTGACGAGACCTTTGACTCGTCTCTGGATGAGGACGGTATTGAAAACCTCATGAAGATTATATCAACATTGGGTGAGGATACCAACGTGTTTGTTATCTCCCACAAGAGTGAACTCGAAGATGCCGCATTCCAGCGCAAGATAGAGTTTGTAAAAGAGAAGAACTTTAGTAAAATTAAAGCTTGACAACCCGTGCATTATACTGTATAATTCACTTATATTATTAAATAAACCAGAGAGAAGTACATTATGGAACTATCCGACATCACCATGCAGGTTCTCAAGAACTATGCTACCATCAACCCTAACATCGTTATCACCGAAGGTAATACGATCAAGACTATTTCTGTTGCACGGAATGTCTTATCCAAAGCAGAACTCTCTGAGGAGTTTCCGCAATCATTTGGTATCTATGACCTGACAGAATTCTTAAACGTTCTGTCGTTGGTTGATCAACCCCGACTCAAGTTTGAGAAAGACTTTGTGACCGTGGGTGACTCGACTGGTCGTTCGTCTGTGAAGTACTTCTTCTCTGACCCTGAGATGTTAACCTCGCCCGGCAAGGACATCAATATGCCAGAAGCGGACGTTAAGTTTACCCTAGATACTGACACACTTGGTAAAGTGAAACGTGCCGCAGCTGCACTCGGTCATGACGAGATATCAATCGCCCCAACTCAAGGTGCAATTCGACTATCTGTTGTTGACAGTAAGGACGCGACAAGTAACACATTCTCTATTGACGTAGAGGGTACGTACCCCGAAGGAGTTGACTTCAACTTCATCATGAATGTTAGTAACCTAAAAGTTATTAACGAAGACTTTGAGGTTGGTATCAGTAAGAAACTTATCTCACAGTTTACTAGTAAACAATCTACGATTGAATACTTTATTGCACTTGAAAAATCATCTACTTACGGAGAATAAATGATGGCAAAACCCAACAAAGCAGAACGAGACCACACATCAATGTACGAACTGGGTAACCGAGTTGCCCGTTCATCAGTCGCGGTGATCGATACCGTAGTACAACGTGGTGGATTCAAGGGAGAAGAACTCTCTACCATTGGTCAATTACGTGACCAAGCAGTTCAGATTATCCAACTCTGTGAAGAGTATCAGTCTGAACAATCTGTTGACGAGTGAACAAAACTGGGGGTGATAAAACACCCCCTTTTTGCTTGACTTTTTGTTTCATATACTGTACAATGTACACTTAATGAAACACTTTATTACTTATATTATGGAGACACCATGTCCAAAGAATTCCTCTGGGTCGAGAAATATCGACCACACTCTGTCGCAGACACTATCCTCCAGTCTGACCTCAAGACTACCTTTCAAAAGATCGTAGACTCTGGTGAGATTCCCAACATGATGTTCACTGGTACGGCTGGTACTGGTAAGACCACAATCGCACGTGCAATATGTGACGAACTTGGTTTGGACTACATCGTTATTAACGGTTCCGAAGAAGGTAACATCGATACCCTACGTGGTAAGATCAAACAGTTTGCGTCCTCGGTATCCCTATCAGGCGGTTACAAGGTTGTAATCCTCGATGAGGCAGACTACCTTAACGCACAATCAACTCAACCCGCACTACGTGGTTTCATCGAAGAGTTCTCTCAGAACTGTCGATTCATCCTGACGTGCAACTTCAAGAACAAAGTAATCGAACCACTACACTCTCGTTGTGGTGTCATTGAGTTCAACACCTCCAAGAAAGAGATGGCAAAGTTGTGTGGTCAGTTCATGACCCGACTACAGACTATCCTTGATGGTGAGGGTGTGACTTACAATAACGAAGTCATTGCTGGATTGATTAAAAATTACGCACCAGACTGGAGACGTGTTCTTACTGAATCGCAACGTCATTCTATCTCTGGTAAATTGGACACTATAGTTATCAATAACGGACTTAATGCGAACTATAGCATCCTTTTCAAGTCCCTCAAGTCCAAGGACTTCAAGAAGATGCGTTCGTGGGTCGTGAACAATATGGATGTTGAACCAGCATCGGTCTTCCGTGGTATCTATGATTCTATGGAAGGTTCTGTACAACCCCAATCCATTCCACAACTGGTTCTAATCCTTGCTGACTACCAACACAAGAACGCTTTTGTAGCAGACCACGAACTAAACCTTGTTGCTTGTTTGACGGAATGTATGGCAAACGTAGAGTTTATATAAATAATGAGTGAGCTGAAGATGAGATTAATAAGAAACGCATTACAAACCCCAGACGGGACTATACTAGAGTCTACACATAGACATGACTATAAAGAATACACCGATGCCAATGGTAAGTACTACATGGTTGACGGTGGTCTGGATTACGTAAGACGTACCGTTCATACCGATCAAATTAATTTGTGTGAGTACGATGACGCACCACATGAACGTCAACGTAATATCCTCAAATGGGGTACATATGGTAAGGACGGTCTTCAGCAATTACATTACAAGACTATTGCAGAGATGGAGACCGCACATTTGGGGTCTGTTATTGCTCTTCGTGGTATATCTCCTATACTGCGAGAATGTATGGTTAACGAACTGGAGTGGAGAAAAGTAAATGACAATGCCGGATGAACGAAGAAGTGCTGTCTTACGCACCGAGAAGTTTCTTATTGACTTATTGAACCCCAAGATGACTCCTAAAGTCCCTAGTGATATTCGAAAACGTGCATACAGTTGTTTAAAACATTTCCCACGAGAGTATGATATGGAACGTGCCGCACACACTTCCCCCCAAATATTTGGTGAATGGGATGACTAAAAAGAACCCGAAGATTAGAATGAAGGGTGGTGC